GTAAAAGACGCATGGAGAAGATCACCCAGGAGCTTGCCGGAGCACTTTCACCTGAGGGGAATGGCAAGATCATCTGGCTCGGTAACCTGGTACATCCCAACTATGCGATCTGCCAGTTTCAGGAGCTCATATTAGGCGAAATGCGGGCTGATAATCCTGATTTGGACTTGGGATACCAGTCGGTCCTGAAAACGCACCAAAAAGCGATTTTACGCTTCTCTCTCGAAGATCAGCATGGTAAGTCAATATGGGAGGATCAATACCCCACTGCCACTCTGCCACCCCTCAGAGCCAAGTTCGGTCTAACCGGATATCAAAGAGAGATGCTCGGACAGCCAGTAATCGAAGGGAATATCTTCAAGAACCACTGGTTCACTAAATATAGAACCCTTCCTGAGCCATCCCAGATGAAACGGGTCTGGATCTATGCCGATCCTGCCTGGGGAGAGAAGGGTTGTTTCAAAGCCATCATCTCCATAGGCTATGATGGTAACCGCTTCTATGTGATCCATACCTGGATACGTCAGACTGAGAATACCAAGTTCTTCAGATACTACTATGATGCTTATCAAGAGCTTGATCGAACCTACCGAGTAAAAGCCAGAGCAGCCTGTGAAACCACCTACGGTCAGGCACGTATCCTGGCTGACTTTGACAGGTGGGCAACTGATAATCATCTACCACCAATCAGCCACCGCATCAAGCGCATAGATAATAAAGACAACAAGAACCTCCGCATCGAGAGAACCGAGACCATCATTGAGACAGCCAAGGTGCTCTTTCCGGAGGGACAGGACACTCCAACCCTGATCTCCCAGTTCCTCACCTATCCTGATGGCTATATCGATGGCTGTGATGCCCTGGCTGGCTGTCTGGAACGCTTCTCGGAATACGATATCGGCAGGAATAGGGTCAAGGTTAAGAGGTTCAGCTTCTAATGTTGTTGACAAATCTCTGATAAATTGATTAGAGTCTTTATGGAGGTAAAATGATAGTTTACAATGCATCATATCGACTATTTGAAATCGTCTTGAATGATCTCAAATCTGTTATTGAAGAAACCAACGTTTTTTGCTTAACCGAAATGAACAAGCTTAAAGAGCAAGCTAAGACAATGTCTATTGAGGAAATTGAGTTTAGGGTTATGGATGAATTTCATTACTATGAAAATACTTTTACAAAAATCAACAACAATATGTATTTCGTCTCGATAGTAGCAGAGTTTGAAGTGTTCTTAAAGAGAACATGCAATATCTATGCAAAAAAGCATAGTTTGCCACTACTATCTACAAATGGAAGAGAATCATTAGCTGATAAAGTTAAAGATTTTATTAAAAGTATCAATAGTCCTTTTGATTTCAATCGGAAGGATTGGGCAATGATTCTTGCTTATACGAAAATTAGGAATATAATGATACATGCTGATGCAGATTATCAAGCTTTAGAATCAAATGAAGCACAAATAATAGATAAAAACCCAGCTTTCCATATAGAAACGATAAATTACGAAGATATAAATGGTAATCAAATAACCGAGAAAGAAAGTTTCTATATACATGATAAATCTTTTTTAAGTACATTTATAATGACAATACTACATTTTTCGAAAGACTTCCAAGAATCTCTGGCTACAATGGATGTTTAGTATAAGCCCTGTATATGCAAATCCCCTCTAATCCGTATTAAAAAAATTAAGTCAAAGAGATTAAATGAACTACTACGATAAGCTCATGCTTGAGTATTACAGGGTCCTCAACAATGCCTGGAAAACAGAGATCAGGGATGCTGCCAATCTTGCCATCCAGATGTTGAGTGACATGCCACGAGCAGAAAAACTCAACCAGAGCTCAATAGATAAGCTTATGGGCATCATCAATACCCAGTTGGGGGATGACTTCGCAGCCCTGGTCAATGAGCCCACCAAGGCGATAATAGACCGTTGTGTGCGGCTCGGACTGAGGGACACCCAAGTGCAAGCCCCTACTAAGACCAGTATAGGTCTCTGGGGCATTGAAGATCAGCATCTCTCATCCACCATCCAGAAGCAGCAGTTGTTCTGGATCGGTAACCACTTTGAAGCAGATGTCCGGCAGAACTTTGCAGACACTCTCTCTAAAGCCATCGAGCAAGGATACACCAAAGAGATGCTTGCAGATACCCTCAAAGACCAGTTCAATGACCTCGCTAACAGATCATCCAACTACTGGCAGGGCTTGGCAGAGCATACCGCACTGAGAATCAGAGAGTTTGGAAGGTTGCAGGGCTATAAGAAAGCCAAAGCCAGATACTACAAGCTTGTGGTAATCCTGGATGATCGTACCAGTGACATCTGCCGGGCACTGGCTGCACAAGACAAAATCTATCCCCTCAACGATGCATGGGACGTTATGGATAAGCTCATGGCTCTGGATACCAAGTCCAACAGCCTGGACGATGCCAGGGAATACATCAAAGCCCTTGCCCCTTGGATCAAAGAAGATCAGATAGAATACGACTCAGAGATGAACCCGGTCGGAGTCTCCGGAGCGCATTCGCCTTTTCCCCCGTTTCACTGGAAGTGCAGAACTACTACAATACTTTCTTAGATCATCCAGGCAGTTGTCTAAGAACAATTAAACGTATATCCTGCAATTTGTCATTGACAATTTTTACTGCTTAAATCAAACTACTCTAATTAACAATTAGGTAAGAAACAGATTTCTCAAACCTAATTGCAGCTGGAGGAATAGATATTATGCAAGTTGAGTACCTTTCGCGTCAAGAATGGTATGAAGCAGGATTGAAGTATGCTCTGAAGTCATGGTCAAGTACATTCAATAGGCTCGGTAGCAAAAACATCTATAAACGTATCGAAAAAATCTCTTTGGGGATTATGGCAGAACTCGCTGTGGAGCAATATCTTAAGGACAACAAGATACGATATAGCACCAAAGGGCGTACAAAGTGGTATGAGGAAGATAGATACGACATTGGGATTGGAAAGTATGCTATCGATGTAAAAGCAAATATAATCGATGTAACAACTCCAAAAATATCTCGCTCTTATAATGACTTGCTAAGTAATCCTAATGATTGGTTAAGTGAATGTACAGCTTTAGTGCCAGAAGATCAGTTTAATCCGGGAAACAATAAAAAAAGGAGCCATGAGTTAAAAAAGAAAGCTTACATATTTCCATTTATGTATCCACTAGATGATGATCCATTTACTCAGCATGATGAAAAGTACATACATGCATTTTGGGACTATCGATGGTTGCAGAAAGGGAATTCTAAGGATGCCACCCGTTCTGGTAGGTTGATCTGTAGTATCAAGGAAAGAGGAATAGTGAGGATATTTGGGACATCATCAGAAAAGGAAATTGTGATTGAAGACATATTCATGAAGCCTGGTTCAGCATCAATCAGTAAGAATACTTTTTACCAAGTTTTTTCTGCTCTATGGCTAAGCGATTCATTCCCTGAATCAAAGCTAACTATCCGCATGGAAGGGCAAGATTTAATGGAAGTTATAGAACCTTCTGTGGATAACGATTTCCGAAAATGTGATGTTGGTATTGTGGTTAATAACTGGCACCCCTTTGTTTATCATGATTTGAATATAGTTTTAGCCGGCTGGATGACCGATGACCAAATGCGTCTTAATGGTTTTCCTGTGCCAAGATTTAGTCACAATGTTAAGCAATACCAAGAAATCCAAGTTGATAATTATGGTGTTAAGGTTTGTGACCTAAACGATATAACAGATATTAGATCTTTAATGGGGGAGAATTAAGTGTTTATATTCGAAGTAACATCGCAACAATTCGCTCAGCTACTGGAACAACAAGTGATGTATGCCATAATATCAATCCCTTTCACTTATGATAGAATGCATTACAATCTTGATATTTTAAGACGCGTAACAAACATAATAAAGGGTAAAATAGCTGAGGAGCTCTTTTTTCTGTATGCTAAAAGCATTAATCTAGGAATAGATACAACAAGTTGCCAAACTCCATTTTATATGACTGATAGACGTGACTTTCTATACAGGGGTATTGAATGGGATATAAAAAACAATTATGTGCTAAAGGAGTTTACTAAGATAAATACTAATTGTCTTCCAGCTCTAGTTCCCGAAGATCAGTGGGCAAAGCGAAATGATAAGAAGTTTCAGCATTCAAGTGGAGTAGGTTTTTGCTTTACTTTTATGGAAAAATTAGACGGTGGTGAGCCAGTATCTGTTAGCCTAACTTCCGATCAAGATAGTTTTCTACGAGATCTGTATAGAAAGTATCAAGGTAAAGAACAATCTACTCAGCCCTTTACTGAAAAATGGTTTTTCGATCATTTCGGGAAAATCACATATAGACATAGTTTTAGGCCCAGGATGTTAGTATCTGGGTATTGCACACCTGATATGCATGCATTATTCAAACTTTGTAGTCCAAGATCATTTTGTGATGGAGCCCTATACACTCGAATTACAAACTACCAACTAGATTGTAGCTTGCTTAAGCAGTATTAGAAAAATATGCTTTCCAAACATCAGGAACAAGTTTTGCAGTCTTTAGATAAGCATGTTGTCGTACTTGCTGGTCCTGGCACAGGGAAAACCCACACGGTTATTCAGAAGGTAAAGCTGTTATTAACCACCAATATAAAACAGAAAACTGGAATAATAGTATGCACTTATACTAAGAAAGCAGCAGAAGAGCTAAAAGTGCGTCTATTCTCTAGTGTGAATACTGATATCATACAGCAGAACAATGTTCTTATCGGCACGATCCATTCAATCTGTTATGAACTATTAAGAACATATCTCCCTGATAAGTACTCTGATTATGAGATATTATCTGAAGATAAGCAGCTGCATTTTATACACTCAAAACTTCAGAATCTTGGTGTGCCTTTATGTGAATGCAATTCTAAAGGGTGGGATTATACAGAGAAATTGGCAATTATCTTCAACGAGATAACTGATGGGTTGTATGACGAGAAGCTATTTGACAGACTTAATGATGAACTGGAAAACATCAGCCGTTTCATGTATCCAATCTATTCACAACTTCTGCAGAAAAATAGGTTTTTTGATTATGCTAGTATACAGATGACAATGTATAGAGAGTTGACCACAAATGATGATTTCATAAATCAGTTAGCACAAAATTATCAATACATTTTTGTAGATGAATATCAGGATGTTAATAGACTTCAGGATTTAATAGTTAATGAACTACAGGCAAAAATGATATCTACTCTAGTTGGTGACCCCAATCAAAGCATCTATGCATTTAGAGGTGCTAGGCCAGAGTTGTTTCTAAATAGGTTGAACAACTCAAGTAAGATTTTTCATTTAAACATAAATTATCGATCAACTCAAGAAATTACGGATATATGCAACATACTTGGAACATCAGCGAACGATAACATAAAACTAATAGCTGATAAGGGATATAGCGGGTTACAACCATTCCTTTTGAATTTCAAAAGCGACGTAGAAGAGGCTGGATTCTATACTGGACTTTTACAAGCCATGTATTCGAATGGTGTAATTCATTCTTACAGTGAAATAGCCATATTGTTTAGATCTGTAAAAAACCACGCATCTGCCATTATTGATTCTTTTACACAAGCAGGTATTCCATGCTGCATTATTGGTGATGGAAGATTTTTTACGACACGGGTGGGATCACTTATTCTGAGTGTATCTTGCATACTATCACAAAGTAAAGTTAAAACTAAGTCTGATATTGATGGCTTCATTAGAGAAAGTAATAAGGAAAGGATTAATATTGATCCTGCTTTACTGACAGATGATAACTTGGTCAAAATATATGAGTTAAAACAGATTAGATTCCACTCAGCAATTGGTTATGTTTATGATGTCCTAAGTAAATGGAATCTATTCGAATCAATACAAGCCGAAACCTATGGATACGATATCGGAACTATTACACAATTTGCAGAGACTTATGACGATAACTCCAATCGATTTGATCTCTTCGAATTTTACAACTATCTTTACTTTATCGCATCAAAAGCTATGATAGATCGTCATATTGATTCTTATAATAATCAGGATGGAGTTCGTATTCTTACTATACACCAAGCAAAAGGACTTGAGTTCCCTATTGTTATAATGCCATCACAAAACCTACGACGTAAGCATGATAGCCTAATAGAAAAGTTCAGGAGTCAAATTGATAAACAAAGGTATGAAGTCGACGAAGATAAACATGTCTTTTATGTAGGGGTTTCAAGAGCTATTCAATCACTTTTTATATCTCATACCGAAGAGTTAAAAGCGAACAAAAAAAAGTATAAACCTGTAAATGAAGTATTATTGATAAAAAGTATCACGAGTGACAATTTTGATTATGACCATTTTCGGTCTACTTACAAGGGTAGTTGGATAAATCCACAACAAAGCAGCATTTTACTTAGTTATAATCAGATACAGAGTTACACGATATGCCCCCAATACTATAAATTTAGACATATTTGGGATCTAAAGTCGGTCAGGATAGCAGGTCAAATCTACGGGAATAACGTTCATAGGATTGTAGAAATCATCATGAGAAAGATATCTTTAGGAGTATTAATTGATAACAATATGATAAAAACCATTTTCGATGAAAATTGGAATGATGCAGCATTTAGGTTAGATAATCAAGATTATAAGAAAGCTGCTATTACTCAAGTAACAAATCTATATAATTCTGTGCTTAGCAAGATTGCTAAGGCAGATATATTCTCAACAGAAGAGAGCTTCAGTTATTACCTAGATGATATACTAGTAGTTGGCAGATTTGATCTCATTCTACGTCATAGTGATAAGTTCGAGATCGTAGATTACAAAAGCGGAGACCCGAGAGATTATTCAAACCAGTTGTCTTTTTATAATGAGGCTTTTTTCCAAAAGTACGGAGTTTATCCGACAAATTTATCAATATACTTCGTCAAGAATGGCTCTTCTTTGAGAGTGAAACCATCTAGTCCGCTAGAAGTTAGACAAAAAATAAAGGAAATCGCATCTAATATTCGAAATGGGAAATTCGACCCTACTAGTTTTGACTACTGCCCAGATTGTGCTTATAACAAGATATGTGTATTCTATCGAGGTATCTGAAAATTCAAGCAATATTGATGAAATGTATTGCTAACCCAAGTGTTACCATAGCCATAAGGAGCTATACTAAGGTCATCCTGGAGCCAAAACACTTCAGGTAGAATCAATAACGATTTTCCCATTATACTGCTTAAATCCCAAGCAAAAGGATAATTAACACCACTTTTTTTGATGTTTTTTACAATTATAGTTAGATAAGCCCCCGGCTTCATAATAGAAATGGCCTTATTATAAATCTCTACCAGTTCATCTATGAACATACTATATTCACTAATATTGCCAAGGTCATGAGAATCATCAGAGTAGTTGAGTTGAAGCCCTTTTTTCTTTCTGTTCATTTGATTCTCTGCACCTTTCATGTTCAACATATCCCAGTATGGTGGTGATGTTACTAGGTAATCAATTTCGGGGAAGCCAAGTTGATCGATACTCCTAGCATCAGCACACACAATCTTAAAATCGAGTTTCTCAGTTTTTTCAGATATACCAGGTATTTCTAGTTGTAGAGGCTCATATATAGTCTTACACCGGTTTCGTGCAATATCGGCGAACATTTCGCTTAGTTCTGTACCATAAGCCCTCCTTTTTAACATAAGACTTGCCACCTGAGTTGAGCCAGTTCCACTCATGGGATCTAAAACAGCATCTCCCTCGTTAGTGAACTGCTTGATAAATAATTCCATTAGTTCTTCGGGGTACTTTGCAGGATGCAATAGCAAGGTTTTTGATCTTGGTTTAGGCTTTATGATGTTCCATTGGTGCATAGTTGTATGGTCAACTGGCGATTTAATAAAATCATTTTTCCGATAATGTTCTTTGTATTCTAAAGCAAGATCACCATCACCTTTCTTTCGGAAGTACAAACAATAGAATGTAGACCTATCTGTGTTGAAATGTTCGTAATCATAACTTGACTCATGCTTAATACATCCAATACGTTCATCTTTTAGTTCAAGTATTCGTGCAATATTTAGTGCTAAGTCCCAAGCGGCAGGGAAAAAAAACTGATCTGTCTCAATATTGGGTATGAACACTGATAAAAACCTTCTGTCCTGGATGTGTTTTGCGTAATCTTGGACATGCTTGAAAGTATCTTTTAATCTGTTTTGAATGACATCAAAACACACATTGCTTTCAATAATATCGAGTAAGTCAATAATGATAAACTGAATATCTGCATCCTTCGGAGAGTCTACCATTATGCAATTCTCTTCCTGACAAATCTTCTTAACTAAATCAACTTCCTTCCCTATATAAACGATTCGCTTTGGATTACAACCATCGTACTTCGTAAAAAATCGTATGTTCTCTCTGAACAGATTTTCCTTATCGGAGAAGTAGAACCATGATTTTTGAAACTTAAGATATTCTTTCGATCCAAGATCATTGAATCTATTTTCAAATTCTTGCTTTGACATTATTACTCCATGACTTAAAATCCTTTTCTAGTATAATGAGATGCAATTAACTGTCAAGTTATATCTTAAAAATCTACATGCGTTAGAAATTACTGTCTCATCCTTGCACATCCTGATTTGTCAATGGACAGGGTAATGTTTTCCTGGCTCCGGATCAATAATCACATCTGGAACAAGGAGAAAGCATGACCGAAACATTGATGAACCGAATCAAAGCTCAGTTAGTCAGACATGAGGGTCTGCGGCTGAAGCCATACCGCTGTACTGCGGGTAAACTAACTATAGGGATTGGCCGCAATCTCGAGGACCGAGGCATCTCCCAGAAGGAAGCTTATGCCATGCTGGAAAGAGATATAATCGAATGCGAGAAACGGCTGATTGATGAGATACCCGAAGTGTACAATAAACTCGATGAGGCTCGTCAGTCTGTGCTGCTCAATATGTGCTTCAACCTGGGCATCAAGGGGCTTTTAGATTTCAATAACACGCTGGCTTTTATCAAGGCTGGAGACTGGGAACGAGCTGCTAATAACATGCTTGCATCCAAATGGGCGAAGCAAGTAGGAATGAGAGCTATTGAGCTTTCTGAGCTGATGAGGAAGGGTCATTGATCCCAATCCCGGTCGAAACGGACGCCCTGCTCGCCATCCTCAATTTGCCCAAGGAGCTGTCCAACAATGGCATTTTCAAAGAGCATCAAGGCCTGGTTATGGAGATGATCCACTCACTGGTTCTACAGGAGCACTATGACCGGGCAACTCAAGATGATCTGCCAGAAGAGGATCATCTGCTCGTTTCTTTTCGTTTTGGGTTCTGTTTCCTGATGCTGAACTCCGCGGCCGAGTTTCTCAATTTAAAAACCCTCGGCGAGGGTATAGTCAAGACCGTAGGCTTAGACCAGTCGGCTACCGAACTGCTCACAGGGAGCGAAATTGATGCCTTTAAAGCTAATCTTGAACTGAGAGCACTGACCATATTGAGTTCCTATCTCAATCAAACTGGTTTGGATCGCTTAAACGAGATTAAACCCAGACAAGCTCGCTTGATCCGGGTGGGAGTGATCTGATGCCGGATAGCTATACTACTCCGGATGAACTGATGCGGGAGATCTACCTGGCTATCTATACCGCCCTTGAAAGCAGATTACACATAATCGGCTCAGTGATTGATGCCGATTCCCGCAAAGAGATATTAGCTCAGAACATCTATGACAAAGGTGACTTTTATGGCAATACCGGATATTTAGTTGAAACCCAGCCTTCCGGCATGACCCTCAGGGTCGGCTCCAATGTCAAACACGAGCCTTTTGTTTTGGGCGGTAAGGTGCCTTCCTGGACTCCCATTGCTCCGCTGATCGCTTGGGTTGAACGCAAGCACCTATCTTGGACAGACAAGGAGACAGGCAAGCAGCTGACCATCGCTGAGATCGCATATCTCATCCGGGGCAAGATCAAGCGGGAAGGCATCGTCGCTCGTAATGTGTTCGCTTCTATCATAGCTAACCGGGAGCAGTGGATATATCAGCAGTTGAACGATATAGATATTGTATTATGAGATCATCAGTTAGTCAACCCGTGTTAATCAAAGTCAATATAGATAACAGTATCAACAATGTCAGTATTGCTGGCACTCTCAACAAGAAGCTGATAGCTCATTGTTTGATCGAGTTTATACAATTTGTCATAATCAAGTTGTTCAATCAGATGATCATCTCTAAGGGGTATCCCAAGGTTTTTCAAAAAGTCATACGGTTTATTGGGGATATATTTACCACTGGAACCATCATGGCCACTGCCATCGTCATTAATTGCAAAGAGCTTGTTCTTCTTATAAAAAACTTCGTAATGAGTTTTTCCAACCGGCGAATGTGCAGGATGCTTATAACAGTAATACGCGCTCCCAATATCAATTCTTCTCCCCTCACTAAGAGTAGAAAAAATAGATATGTCAATCTCCTCTCGATCAAAGAAAACGTGATAGATACAGTTATCTACCGTAAGTTGAATTTGATAAAAATACTTATTCATAATCACCACTATGTTAAACAAAACAATCCCTTTGTTTATGTCAATGCTATACTATTTTGGAGAGCACATGACTGCTCTTGAGAAGTATCAAGCCGAACGCAGCCGCATCTCTGAAGCTTTGAAACTGGCTGGAGTAGCCGAGACTCTTTACAACAAGGACAGCATCCCCAAGAACCTGCCTTGTGCCATCCTGATTCTCGATTCCGAGACAGGCAAGCATGGTACCTCCCGGCAGTATGTGGATACCGATATCGCCTGGACGGTCTTCCTGATCGTCAATGCCCAGAACGTTACTGATCCTGATTCTGCTCTGTATCAACTCAAAGAGAAGTTTAGGTCTTACTACCAGAAGCTGATGAACCGGGACTTGCCCAGTGTGGAATATTACACCAGCAGAATAGACGGCACTCGTCTGGTGCGTATAGCCAAGATAGATCTTCTTAAAATTGTCACCGGAGCAGGAGCATGAAAGTGATGCGATTAGGCGGTTATAACTTAGCGATCAGCTCAGCAAGTGATCTGCTGGAGACCAAGTACAAGCCGGAGCCCATAGATTTATCCAAGTATCAGAGGATCGGTAAGCAGTTAATATCTAAGGCTGCTGAGACTAAGAAAGTGATCTCTCAGCCCTATTCCATGAGCAATCTGCTCAATCTTCTGGATATAGATGAGTACCACTCCGGCAGCATAGATGCTCTGACGATGGCAACCATCATGCAGTTCAATTGTAAGAACAGCCAGGTAAGGGCCTGGATGGAAACTGCTGAGTTCTCTTCTTGTGAAGATCAGACCACCATCCTGGCTGAGCTGA